GTGATGTCATTCGAGCCACCAGAGACGATAACAGAGAGCGTACCGCCTCCACCAGCAGGGACACCTTCTGCACCAACGCCGAGATAAGAGTTTGCATTTGTATCCTCCCAAGCCCAAAGGCATCGAACAATTGATCCAACTGTATTGGAATAGAACTTCGTCCACCCGCCAAGTTTTTGGACTAGGCCGCCCAGTGTCCGATCAGAAATAAAACGAATTAGCTGGCTATAAGAAATAGCCGCTTCGTTAAGAGCGGGCGTCTTATTTTGATCGACGCCGGGGATGAGCTTAAATGATGCGTGAGGCATTTATTACCTCGTCGGCGTGGCGCTGATGGACGGTTCTTGCGAAGACCAAGCCGCAGCCTCGAACTTCTTACGGTTTTCTTCCAGATCAGCCGCCTTGAGGAGCGTTTGATACTGGCTTTCATACGTCACAGCCATCTGCGGGTCATCATTAGCGCGACCAAAGTTGCGCTGATAGCCGCTGATGTAGATCATCGAAGCCATGATGAAGAGATCAGGCAGATACAGGCTAATATATGTGGTCAGATTTGTCGCCGATAAGCTGGCTGGACGATAAGTTCCAACAATCTCGCAGGAATAGCTCTGGTTAGGATAGGGGCCTACGAGAAATGTATAATCATCAAAAGGAACCCAATACTGAGGTACACCGCGATTAGCCGTAGCACCTGACCCGTAACAGGCATCAAGGAACTCCTTCGTTGTCGGCAAAAGCGGGATACGAGTAGAGGTGTCGGCATTTCCCGATGTGCTATTCCCCACGATAAATGTAGAAGCAACTGTTTGCGAAGCACTGACGGTATATGTCCCTGTGCCGCCGGAGCCAGTTCCAAAAGCTGTGATCGTAGTTCCGGGCGTAACACCCGAACCAGAAATCATCATGCCAACAGCTAAGGTTCCAGACACGACAGACGTAACAGTCATCGTGCTTGACGCGATGGAGGCTGTAAATTGCGCAGGAAGAACCAATACGTTGATCTGCTCTGGGACAACAAAGGTCCCTGTTGGAACCGAAATCTGACGGCTTCCCGCAGTCATCCCGTATGCCGTTGTGGAAACAGAGGTGAACAAGAAGTCCAAATCACGATACATGCGGTTTTCCGCATAAGTGATCATCTGGGGCAAGATAACCAAAAACTCAGGATTGTTCGGCTCCACGACCGCCAATGTGGCAATCTGGTTAATATAGCTGGTGGTGCCAGCTACGGTGCCATCGTATGACAAGCCTGTGGTCATTTGGGGAACTCCGCTATCCCGCTGTTATACCACGATCACTTAGCTTTTGCCATCTGGAGGCCAATGCTCTTAACCTCCTCGACGCGGCGACCCCAGCCCTTGCCAAAGGTTCCCCAAGTTGGGAGCTTCTGAAGGAAGTCGAGGCGCATGTCGCAAATAGCATCGACCGTCTCAACAGGGTCGCAAGCCAAAATGACTTCCATCGACTTGGGGCCAATTACACCATCGGCATGAACCCCAGCAATTTGCTGAAGGTATTTAGCGGCACGACCCGTTCCAGAATTGACCGCCAAATCGTACGCAGCATAATCTACTCCTGATGGAAGTTGGTCGCCCTTGATTTTGTCCCAATAGTTCTTTTTATACAACGGTTTAACGACATCGGGGGTTAGCGCACGCATCTCACGTTCGTCAACTTCTCTCCCGACAAACTCTTCCCAAACCTTCTTTGTCACGCCAAGATTGGTCATGCCGCCGGGGTCGCGCGGATTGTTCACATAGCCGCCCTCATGTTTAAGGACCATTTGGAACGCTTTTTCCCAGTTTTCGGCTGCCATCTTACTTTTCCTTTGTTGCCATGAGGTCCGTCTTGGCTTTCGAGCCAGAGGAGGAACCAAAATAATAGGCGATCACGCCTGTGAAAGCGGTTTGCAATGCGCCAAGCATCAGAAGCAGGGCCTCGTTGCCATTCTTAGGAACGCCGTAGACGAACATCCAGAACAAACAACCAAAGAAACCGACCGTGATCCCCGCAGCCAAGACCTTTGGCATGTGGTCCTTGATCTCCATTTCGCGCTTGCGGGCGCTATCACGATCACCGGCACTGATGCGCTCAAGATCGATCTCAAGTTCCTTCATGCGAACTTTAAAATCAGCGTCAATTTTTTTGACATCAGCCAACTGTTGCGGTGTGGCATTTTGAAGAGCTGTAGCTACGGCCTCCTGATCGCCATCTTCATGGCCTAACAGGACGTTGGAAAGGGTTTTGACGGCAAGGCCAGCCAAAGGACCGCCCATAGCGGTCGCCAATGTCGGTGCAACTTGGCCCAAAAGGGGACCTACGGTTTTAAGAATGTCCATTCTAGCCTCCTATATTCGCGGGAATACACGCGCCACGAATTGCGAGATTGTACGCATACCCTCGCTTATGAGTTTCTTTGAGATCGACCAAAGCTCTTTGACACGCTGCATCATCTTGCATCACCATTATGGGCATGAAGTACATAACGCCAGCCGTCTGAACGTCAAACATCCATGCAATTAGGACCACCTTTAAGGTGATCGGGTCCATCACTTCACCTTTTGCTCTAAGAGGTGAATGCGCTTGTCCAATTCGCCTCTGATCTTTTCTAAGTCAAACCGGATCGCTGCACGAGCTTGGGCTGCATCAGCAGCCATATCCAAACGGCTCTTATCGACCAATGACATTGAACGCTCACGATCAAGGGTCATGGCGGCGCGGGCCAGAGCAGCATCACGCTCTACCTTGTCGATCTTGTCGTTAAGGGTTTCCCTGATCTGCGCCATGTCGATGGTTGTGCCTTGTGGCGGGATCGCTTTGTTATCGGCGTTCACAACAACCGCGACTTTTGATTTTAGCTGAATGATCTCGTTGTTGGCCCCAGACAGGGCGTTCATAAGATACACAACGCATGAGAACAGGATCGGGACACCAGCGAACACGATCTTCTCAACCAATGCGCCTTTGCTGGCCGATGCAGCCATCTCAAGGGCGATCTTCTCCTGTTTCTCTTCTGTCGTGCTCATGATTTGTCAGCCTTTGCATCAAGCTTGTCAAAAATCTGCTTCAAGATGGCCTTTACCTCGCTGATGTCAGCGCGATAGTCATCCTTCGCAACATATTCTTTTGGCATTTCGGAGATGCGGTCTTCTAGCTTCTGCAATTTGCGGGTCGTGGAATTAAAGACAAACGCCGCCAGAAAGCCAGCGATTGACACGACCACGTTGAAAAGTTGCTGGTTGTCCATCACTGCGCTTTCCACTTTCCGAGAGGGCAATCATTTTCGGTGAATAATGCCTTCAAGGGCATGAAGCAGCCGCACTCAGCACAACGCTGGAGCGAGCAAAATCTCTCGCAAGAATTACAAACTGACAAGCGGCGGCTTGTTTCAGCCGCGCCACAGAGCCATGGTTCTTGGGAATTATCGCTCAATTCAAAGCTCCCAAACGAGTGCCTGTTGACAGCCAAGTGATGTTAGAATTGCCCTGAGTGCAAGCGCCACCCGCACCACCTGTGCCGGGGCCAGATTGGTTTGTGTAGCCGCAACGTGATGCGCCGCCACCTGTGCTGCCAGCAGCCCCTAAGCCGCCGCCAGCGCCGCCTGTGCCGCTGCCCGCAGAGCCACCGCCTGTAGTTAAGCCACCAGCAGAACTTGTAATTGGACTAAGCCGATAGCCCGTATTATTTCTCCAATTTGTGTAACCAATACCGCCATCGCCATAGCCAGCCCCGCCGCCGCCGGGGGCCATGCCGTTAAGCTCAACGCCGCCGCAACCAGAACAACTACAGTCAGCAGATGTTGAGCCACCAACGCCGCCGCCACCGCCGCCGCCGCCAATTACGCCGCTCGCATTATTGATGCTAACAGCATAATTCGTGTAAAAAGCCGGGCCACCATTGGCATATGCAGGGGCAGTCAGATTGTAATCCGTCTGGCTTGGATAGCCCTTGCCAACACCCGTGCCGCCCTTGCCCACAATATAGCCGTTGTTAGTAATGGTAATTGAGCTGTTGGCGGGGATGCTGCTGATCGTAAAGGCATAGCCAGAGGTAGTTGATGCGTAAACGACAACGCCGCCATTTATCGTCAGATTAACAATGACAGGACGCTGCCCATCCCAACCAGCCGCAATCATCTGGTTATAGAGATTGTAATCGGCTTGGTTTGACGAGATCGTGGTGAAGAACAGGAATGGCCCCGCAGCACCAAGCAGCATATTGGCAATTCCCATCTCTCACTCCTTATTCGACAATAGCTTCAGGCGCGGGGGCAGAAGCCTCCGCAACAGCGCGTTCGCCCTGCAACTTGATGGAGCTGATCAAGTCCACGACTTCGCCGTAAGGACGCGCCGCAAGAGCGTTCAGAACCACATTGCACTCAATGACTGTCAGTTCGATCTTAACCTTGATATTTTCCACTTTACTTCCCCTCTAATTCAGCCACGCGGGCTGTAAGCTCTTGGATGGCGGCGACGAGATGGACCACGATTTTGCTGTAGTCAACAGCCTGTGGTTGCATATTGCCTTCAGCATCAACTGCGTCTTTTTCTCCAGCAACAGCCAAAGGTACTAATTTTTGCAGCTCATGGGCAATGAAACCCTCTCCAGCAGCGCCATCAACTTTCCATGTGTATGAAACGGGCTTCAGCGCAGAAACTGTTGCAAGACCGCTTGCAAGAGGCTGCACGTTTTCTTTGAGGCGATAATCTGATGATGTTGCATAAGTGATTGAATTACTGCTGGTGTAATAAATTCCACCACCAGAGAAGTTGCCCAGATAATCCACAAAGCGAATTGCCGCTCCGTTTTGCGAATTGGCAGAATTGGTAAAGACAAACCCTTGCGTTGTGCTGCCATCATATGTCAGCGCACAAATACCATTAAGACTTGGCAAAGTTGTGCGATTGAACAAAAATGTGCCGCTGCTGTTGATGCGGGCACGTTCGGAACCGCCATTATAAAAGATAGTTGCTGCGGACTCTCTGTTTTCAATAATCAATTCGCCCGTTGAAAACAGCGAAATCTCACTGCCGTCACCAGCAGCCTGACCTGTCGTGCTGTTGGTCAAACGGAAACGTGGAGTGTTGGTGCTGTAAAGAACAAGCGCCGTACCCGTATTGGCGTTTGGTGTTGCCGTCCCGATCCCCACGTTACCGGAGGCATCCTTGTAAAGCTGCCCAGAGCCTATGTTCATCACACCAGTGCTGCCTGTCAGCGTTCCAGTGTAAGTGAAGTTGGGAACCGTCAAATCACCAGACATCGTGTCGCCGCTCTTGGCAACAGCATTGCCAACAATGAAGGACGAATAGCTGATGGCAACCAGCGTGTCGCCAGAGTTGGCAGCATTGGTCAGAACGAAGGTCGTGCCATTGGAGGCCGTGACATCCGTGCCAACGACCAACTGGACGCCGTTCTGGAACACTTGAAGCTGACCAGCCGTGTAGCCGCCAGCCACCGTGAATGTCACCTGACTAGCGGTCGCAGTGAAGGTCTGCGTGGTCATGGCAGACTGATTGGGGTTCGTGGCAAGGCCAACGTCACCCAATTGGATGCCCCAAAAGGAGACATAAGAAGCGGGAGCCGCCGTGAAGGTGATCGTGGAGCCGCTGATGGTGAACGCCGATCCCGGCTCTTGGATGATGCCACCCAGAGAGATGATCAGGTTCTGAGCCAGACCGGGCGTAGTCGCCGCGCCGCCTGATGTCAGATTGAACGTGGTCGTGGTGCCGTTGAACGAGCCAGAGATGTTGTCCAGCTTCTTGAAAACGCCGTTGACCGGAGGATTGCCAAGATACGTCATTGTGTTTCCTCTACAGCGTCAGGAGGCAAAGGAGTGTTGCCTTCCGCGACCCATGCAAGATACGCCTGATAGTCGGTGTTGGCGGGGTCAAGCGGAATATAAGAATTGTCTGCGAGGCGATGGATGCAAGCAGTCCCACCAGAAATTACATCTTTGACAAGTTTATACATGGTCAAAGCTCCGCACTAAGTTGAAGGCCATAGGTGTTTTGTCCATTGCCTGTCAAATAGCTAATTTGACCAGATGTGCCACCTGAAGCAACTGATCCCTGAAGTAAGAAAAACGAATTTGTTGTTACCGCATTAAGAGCTAGCGATGTTGCTGGAAGATAAGTACCTGACCCCATTGAAAAGAAAGAATAGTTTGAAACTGCTCCCTCCAAAGTTAATGTTGGAGCCGCACGCATTTGCTGCGGAAATTGACCGGATGCAAAAATACTTGTTCCATTATACATGGAAGCAGTTGCAAAAAACGGATTTGTTGAGCTAGTTGTCGGCGTAAGGCGGTACAGATACCGCTGACACTTTGCCAGCGTCTGCGAAATCAATTCCTGCTCAAACGGCGTGGCGACAGAGCCAACTTCCATTTGAAATTGCGCAAAGTCTATAGTTCCTGTGCCAGTGTTAGACACTTGCAAACTGAGCCACAAACTATCATTGTTGTTGGTGCCAAGCGTTTTGCCAGAGATGGATGGAACCGCAACGGTAAATGTAAACTTTTGCCATGATGTTGTAAGGGACGGATTGCCGAAGCTAGTGACAACAACGCTAGACGGTGAACCACCAGTGCCAAAATCCTGCACAATACGGCCACTGAACGTCACCGTACCTGTTGTTTGACGAGCATAGAAGCTGATGGTTGCATTTTGGCCCGCAAAGGTGGATACGCCCTCTATCTTTTGCAACCATTCGTAGTTTTGGCTGTTGCTAGAGATGACGTAGCGGGCATAGTAAGTTGGGTTGTTGGGGACTTCAGTTTGTCCAAGCGTGAACGTCTGCCTAGTCACAGTTCCAGAAGCTGCACCAGCGTACCAACGGTCAGCCGAGTAGGCAAAACCGCTGGTCAGCGTAAAAGAAGTCCCGCGTTGCCAAATATCAAAGTTGCCATTGATGATGCGGTTACGGCCAGAGAAGCCTGTCGCAGATGTGCTGGCAAGGTTAACTGCGTTTGTCATTGTGCTTCCTCATCAGCGGGGAGAGGTGTGTTTCCAGCCGCAACCCATTCCAGATAGGCCGCGTAGTCGGTGTTAGCGGGGTCGAGCGGGATAGATGTTTTTGACCCATCTTCATTTGAGCGGATCACACTTGTTCCGTTGAGTGTTTCAATTAACTGATACATCTCAAAGCTCCGCTGAATAAGCAAACTTTTGCGTGGATGAGTTGTTCCAGCGCAATATTCCAACAGCATTTGCAGTGATGGCGCTGACCATTGTGAAGTCCCCTTCAATAATAGTCCCACCCATAGAATATGGACCCGCAAAGCTTGAAACAGAAGCAGATGACAGGTTTTGCAAATACAAAGTTCCTGCTGTTGTTAGCGAAGGTAACGTCCGCATTGGAACCGGAACTTGCACAACATATGTTCCTTGTGTGGTTGTGTATGTGGAACCAAAACCAATCGCACGATAGTTGTTTTGTACAGCGCCACCGTTATTTGCAAGATCAACATAATACCTCTGACACTTAGCCAGCGTATTGGAATAAATCTCCCGCTCAAACGGAGTTGCCACAGAGCCAGCTTCAAGCTGGACGCCTGTGATGTAGAAAGTTGCGCCGTTGGTGCCTACGACTGAGACGGTTCCCGTAGGCTGGATGTAAAGACCAGCAGCCCAAGCATTTGCCGCTGCTGTGTATGTTGAGCCAGAACCGAGACCAAACGCAACTTGTATGCCTTTGCCATTAGTGGTCAACCACGTTCCAGTTGTATCTCCCGGAACGGTTATAGAAATTGACGTCCATGTGTTTGCCGATGGAACAGAATAGCCGAACGGATACGAGCGTGTTCCAGCATCATTAAAAATTGCTCCACCAAAAGTTCCCGTCAACGAGGAGTAAACCAAGAATGACAATGTTACCGTTTTTGCGGAAGCAGTTCCCCACCCTAAATCCGAAACATTGTATCCTTCAATGACTTGTTGAACGTCATAGAAATCAGACGATGTGACGCTGTATGCAGACAGGCTAGTTACACCAAGATAATTTGTGTACCCAGCAGGAAGCGTTACAGAGCCAGCATTTTGCTGAACAGAAAACTTAGAAGCCGTTGTTTGATAAGCCTTCCAACGATCAAGAGTGTAGCTGTCATTTACAGGAGTAACACTTGCCCCACCATACCGCTGGTCAATGACCATCGCGCCGTTGATGATGCGATTGCGCATATACCCGTTGGTATTGCTGTCAATCTGAGAGAGTTGGAAATTGGTAAGGGGCATTATTTAGCCTCCAGCGCAGCAAGACGGGCTTCAAGCGCATCGTTCTTGGCAGAAAGTTCTTGAATGGCTTTGACAAGTACGGGAATAAGCGCAGAGGAACCCAAAGACAGGTACGGGCTTTCCGGGTCATCGCTTTCTTTCCAAACGTCAACGGCATCTGGGAAAATGTCTTTGACCTCTTGTGCGATAAAGCCAAGCTGGTTTTGTTTTGCGCTGACACCGTGACCTTCTTTGAGATCAAAGCGGACAGGACGTAACGCTGAGACAACATTCAATCCGTCTGTTGCATCAACGATGTTTTCTTTGAAACGTGCATCAGATGCAGATTGCACAGTTGTGTTCTGAGCGTAAATCGTGCCATCGCCGCGAACGCGAAAAGCAAATGCAGCACCGCCGCTGTAGTATGCGCCAAAGATTGTGCAAGCTGTGCTTGATCCTTGTGTAGTGATTGCTTGCAACACATCGGATGTGTATCCAGATGATAGCGTTGCAATAAAACGGCCAACAACAGCACTTGTTGAGCGTTCGGCCAACAATACGGCACCACCAGCGTTACTTCCAGTTCCACCAACACTCAAAGTGCCGCTGCTGTCGATGATCATTCGATAAGAAGCAGCAGTATTATCGTAAATGCTGAAACCATTAGCATCAACGCCATAGTTAAAACTGCGGGATGTGTTCGCTACGGTTGTCCAATTTGCAGCGCCAGAACCAGTGATCTTCATTGACTGGTTTGTTGTTGCAATTTCAAGTTTTGCTCCCGGCGAACTCGTCCCGATCCCCACGTTGCCGGAGTTATCAATCCGCACAGCATCATTGTAGGTGCCGTTGTTATAAGTGCGGAACCCCAGAGAAGTGTTTCCGCTGCCGCTCGTAACAGCATCAATATAGGCAAGACCGCTGCTGGTCGGATAAGCATATAGGCCGTAAGCGTTACCCGTGCCAGAAAGCGTTGTTGTCTGCTTTGTCACCGACAGAGAGGCAGCGGGGGTGCTTGTCCCAATACCAAAATTGCCGGACCCGTCCCAATACGGACCCTGCGTAGACAAGTTTGATGGCTGCACAGCACCAGCCGCAATCTGCGACGATGTCAGCGGCGTGGATGGCGGGTAATTGCCCTGATAAGACATTAGGTGATCTCCAGAATGCTCATCACAACGTCAACGGACGTAGCCGTGTCCGAAACAACATAAATGCTGTCGCCCGTTTGCAGAACAACTTTCTGATCGCCACCCACGACAATCAAGGACGAGCCAGACGGGATCGGCGCATTCTTAATCAGGTAGGTGATGTTCGTGCCATCAAAATGATATGCGCTGACCGAAATCGTATTCACTGTCGTGTTGGACAAGTCTAAGCCAATGATCGTGGTCTGCGTTGATGCGCCGACAGTGTAAGAGCCGATTTGAACAGCGGATGTCCCGATGTTACGGCTGAGTTTGCGAAGGAACGTGTTAGCCATTTTTCACCTCAACCGAGCGCAATCGCCATAGCGACCGCAGTGCCTGCCGGATCAACTTGTAGGTTTGTTTGCGCACCAGCCACTGTTGTAGCACCCGTGCCGCCGTTAGCAACGGCCAGTGTGCCACCCAATGTCAAAGTGCCAGAAGATGTAATCGGGCCACCCGTAAAGGTCATGCCCGTTGTACCACCAGAAGCATTCACGCTTGTGACAGTGCCGCCCGGATTGCTGGACGAAATCGTAACCGCCCCAGTGGCAGACGAGATCGTAATGTTCGTCCCAGCAACGATGCTTGTGACGCCCGTATTGGTCAGGCTGATCGTTCCAGAGCCATTGGAGACGCTGAGTCCCGTCGAGCCTGTGATCGTGCCGAGCGTGTAGCCAGAGCCATTGCCGATCAGAAGCTGACCATTTGTCGGCGTCGATGTCAGGCCCGTGCCACCATATGCAGCACCAACGGCAGAGCCATTCCAAGTTCCGGCAATGACAGTCGCTAGCGAGGCATTCCCGGTGGCCCCAAGCGTTGTGAATGCGCCCGACGAAGGGGTTGAACCACCTATCGCCGTGCCATTGATGGAGCCGCCGGTAATTGCCACCGAAGAGGCATTCTGGGTGGACATCGTGCCAAGACCAGTGATGTCCGTGTTCGGGATCGTGGACGAGGCCGTCAAGGCGCTTGTGCCGCTGCCCTTCACATAGCCCGTCAGTGTCACTGCACCCGTGCCGCCCTGCGCAACCGTCACCGTGCCAGCCGTGATCTGGTTCGCATTGATGGCAATCGCCGTATTTGTGGCAGACGTAATCTGGCCCTGCGCGTTTACCGCAATGACAGGAACGGTTGAAGCTGCACCATAAGTTGATGCCGTGACGCCCGTGTTGGAGATGTTAAAGACTGTGCCAGCCAGATTGAGGCCAGTACCCGCAGAGTACAAGACCGGCGCGGCAAACTGCGTAAAGACGATGCCCGTCGTGCCAACCGTGATTGGGAGCGGGGTCTGCTGCACCCAAGACGTATTGGTGTTCGCGGTTCCGCTGGTGACAAGGAAGAAGTCGCCAGCGTTGATTTCGTTGATGCCCGTGCCTGCCGTGTCAAAGTCGGTCGCCCTAGTCAGGACGAACACGGAAGAGACGCTACCGGGCTGCGTGATGACATAGACGCCGTTGTATGGCTCATTGGTGCTGGTCTCATTTTTAATGAGAACGCGCTTGCCAATGTCCCCAACGAGGAAGGTATAGCCATCAATCGTCAAAGCGCCATTTGTAGTCGCTGTGATTTGAGCCCCGACACCACTAGTGCCATTGTTGTAATTGTAAGCCGGAAGTGCAGCCGTTGTTGCGTAAACAACTGATTCGTGAAAGTTAATGCCAGACGAAATTGTATCTACATACGCCTTGTTGGCAATGTCATTGGCATTGTTTGGGGTCGCGCTAATCGTGCCTGTCGTAAGCGTGACAGCATTGATCGTGGTGTTTGTCGCCGCCGTGATGCGGCCCTGCGCGTCAACTGTGAGGGTCGGGACAGAAGACGAAGTGCCGTAGGAACCAGCCGACACAGCCGTATTAGCAATGCTGATCGTGCCTGTCGTGGTGATAGGGCCGCCAGTTAAGCCCGTTCCGGTCGCAACTGACGTAACCGTGCCAGTGCCGCCAGCAGAAACCCACGACGGATTTGCGCCAGCGCCGCCCGTTGCGAGAACACGGCCAGCAGTGCTTGGTGGCAAAACAATCCAACCCGAAGCGCCACGATACAAAATATCGCCTTGCGAGTTGCCAAAAGCACTATCCATCGCCGCAGAAAGCGTGGTGCTATAGCGAGCCGCCGCAAGCTGACCCGATGTGATGTTGTCAGCAATCGTCGTGTCGATGGTGGCAGACGCCGCAAGCCCAGTGACTTGTGCCGCCGGAATAGAAATAGCAGTATTCGTGACAGACGAAATCTGGCCCGAAGCCAGAACCGTGAACTGCGGAACCTGAGACGCCGAGCCGTAGGTGCCAGCCACAACGCCTGTCGGTGCGATCTGGCCCGATGGGACAGACAGAGTTTGATAAGAAGGCGCCGCACCAGAGCCATTTGATGTCAGAATTTGACCGTTTGACCCAGCAGCAAGCGCCGCCCACGACGAGGTGTCGCGATAAAGGATCATGCCCTTTGTGCTACCGATAACATCAAGGACTTGGCTAGGCGTGATATCAGACGGGGTTGCAGAGCCGCCAGACACGTTGCCCTTCACCGTCCCATTAGCCATCGGCGCAAGATAAGCGTTTGTTACGCTGCCCGCCGGAAGCGAGATTGTGACAGCGCCCGAAACCGTTGAAGAGTTCAGCGGGCTTGTTGCAGTAACGCTGGAAATACCTGGAGCCGGATAAGTTCCAGAAACATAAGTGCCAATTTGAGCGATAGTCAGACGGACTGACGTACCAGATTGAACGCCTTCAAGCTGCTCTGTTCCACTGAGGGCCGTAGCCGCTGGGAGGTTCGGGATTTGGATATTAGTTGCCATTTAACGGACCCGTCTCTGGAACTTCGTTCATATTGTAAGGCAAGCCCGGATCATTGTCACCTGGAGCATTCGGGTCGGTGCCTGGACGTTCATTAAGACCACCAGGCGGCTCACCTGTCTGCTGCGTGACACGAACCTTGTCATTTTGCGTGATTCTCGTATCCCCGTTAATAACAGGGATATTCGTGGTCGGGTCAGTTGTATTCTGACCAGATGTCGCACGGGTATTGGTTTCCGCTGTGACAAAATCTTGCAAACGAGGCTGATTGATCGGCACTGGATCAGCAGGAACAACAATCGCACGAAGCTGCTCTTGTGGTGCGTCATAACAAGTGTCGCAAACCAAAAGACGGATGTTCATCAGCGATGCGCCGCGCCAGTCGTATTGCCAACGCAAATTGATATGATTGTAGCGAAAGCCGCAGCGATCACATATCGCATGCGCCTGTGGGTTATTCGCATCTGTCCTGGCGCGGCCAGCCTTAGAGGCATATCCCATCTACACACCTACCTAAAATAGCCGGAGATCTGCGGAGATATATACTGCTGTGCTGTTTCGACGTTCTGATCGGCAGCAATCTGATACGCCTCATCAGCCAAAGGCTTCATGATTGCAACCTTGTCTGGAGACCAGATGATCGCAAGACGCTGAGCAAGGCCATAAGCAAATGCTTCCATCCAAAGATATGGAATTTCAACTTGCTGACCATTTTGCAGATTGGAATCCTGAAGTTGGCGAACGCGATAATACTTCAGATATTGCGCTGAAGTACCATCTGGAACAGGCCAGAGCGTAACAGTCGGAGACAGAAGACGATCAAACCAGAAGGTTGTTGTGAAGCCTTGCTGCTCCTTATTTGGATAAGAAGCATATTCCGTGCGGCTGATTGGCAAGATGATGCGATCAATTGGCTGACCATTTCCGTCATCAACGACCATATACGCATCAAGCATGACAACAGTGTTCGCATCAACATTGTATGTCGCTTGCCCCTGCACCAATGGAACAGTGACAAGATCAACAGCCCATAGGTTCACACCTTGGTTTGACCAGCGAGACAGCATCATGTTGGAAGCCATGCGAGCAGCTTCCATATGCTCCTGAAGCACGGCGGTATTCCTCACCCCGATGAGGTTGTACGCATAAAGCGTCAACTCACCGAGAGAAGGATTGAACGTATAAGTGCCGCTCGTTGCCATCTGACCCTCTTAGGTGCTGGCGTCATTCTTGATGTAGATAACGTGCATTTCGCCCGTCACCTGAGCCGCAGCAGACGCTAACGCCTGCATTTGAATGTCAGATTT